GCGAAACATCCGGGAATACAACCGCAAGGTCATAATCGTACTGTTCGGTTGTGCCTTGTGCAACAGTAGTGAGCGCATCAGCAGCAGTTTCTGTAACTCTTGCAATTTGTATGTCCCCTTGCAATGTATCAGGTGTACGCAAACGAAGTCGCTTCCACGCTTTATTTTCTAATGTATCAAAACGAATTAGTCCAGTAGTAAATGTTCCTGACTCAACTAAGTCAGTAGAGTGTTCAATCCAAAGACCTGAGCCTTCAACGGTAAATGCTTTGCGACCATTATCAAATGTTGCAACAGAGTGGACATGTCCAGTTACGCTAGTTGCAACCAAGTCTGTTGCGTAGGCATAACCATTATTAGCCAATGGCGCACCAAGATTGATACGAATTAAACCTGTTTGCCCGCCAACACCTGCGTTTACACCAGCCCAAACAAATGAGTTACGAGCAGTAAATGCATAGACACCACCAGTTGCTTCAAAGACAAGTGGACCGTAAGAAACATTGCCCTCAGTATCAACAACAGCCACACGCACACCACGGCTTGTTCCAAGCATTACATAAGAACCTAGATAGCCATACATTTGTAGTAACTGTTCGCTCTTTGGTAAAAGGAGTACACGAACCATTGTAGATAATGCACCACTATTATCTACTGTAACTTTAAAAGCCATGCCTTCATCACCCGAATAACCACCAATGTAGAAAGCATTAGATGACTCAGTTACAGCGGTAAAAGTAAATCCCGAAGGTAATGTTGTTGAACCATTGATAGCAGTTAAAGTGCTAAAGTTAATTGATGAACCTGTGTTTCTTGCAAGTGCATAAGATTGTGTTGTACCGCTAGTAGTAGAATAAGCAATAACAAAACGACTTTTAACATAGTTAATTGCAACTTTATCACTAGCAGCATCTGCTGAGTTAATAGCATAATCTTGATGTATCGCTGGACTGGCATCATCAAATGAATAACGCCATACTTTAGTAGGAGTAACAATCATAAGGTCGTTACCACCCATAGCAGCAGCCAAGATTTTTTCAGTTATTGCTGTATTATTAACAAGCGTTGTTTCAGTACCAGTAGTAGAAGTTCTTAATACGCGAGATGTGGCAGATGCTGACTCTGCAACTTTAATAAGAAAGTCTGCGCCATTAACAGTTGTAGAAAAAACATAAGATTTGCCAGTTGCTGCTTCTGTAAGTGTGGCTTTCTTTAATAATTTAATTTGTCCAGTAGTCCAAGGGTCAATACCTTCACCAGTCTTGTAACGGAACTTGGTTTGGTCAGGGTCGCCTTCAAGCGGTTCCTGATAGTTAATACCTTGACCTAGATGCAAAGATGATTGCGACCTAATCCAGTAACCTGAACCAGCAAGTGACTGCTCACCGGGGTCACGCTCTTGGTCCACGCGCTGAGTACGAAACTCTGCGGTCTGTCGGCGATAAGGTGTAGAGTCAGTTACGCCAAGAATAAAAGGCAAACCAGCAATAGCCACATCAAAAGCATTACTTGTAATCTCATAGTATTGAGATACGGAACCCGACAGGTCAATCTGTGGGCGTTCGGTAATGTGGGGCGCACGGCTTGTTATTGCCATTTAAACACTTCCTTTACTGTTAGTTGCTGTAATTGTTTAAACAGGAAGTTATTATGCAGCAGGTCCTGTAATTTCAATCCATTGTTGATTTGACTCAAACCATAAATAAACTTTTTCATCTGATGGATATGGAATAGGCGGTTCCCAACCGCAAGTTTCTTCATTTAATATCCAAGATTGAAACGGTTTTGGTGGAATAAACGCATTTCTTACTTCATCATATACACCACCAATAGGTGCATAGTTTTTCCTAAAGTTCCCATTGTAAGAAGTTTGCTTCCATAATGTATGTCCATGCAGACCTGTTAGAAAGTCAATACCTGCTTGTTCTGACTCAACGCCATCAATAGTAATAACATCATTATTAACAACATGAACTTCAGTTACAACATTGTTTTCGTTTAATTTTGCAAAGTGTGCCATTTTTCTCCTTAGAAAGTAATTGAACCGTCACCAGTAAAGGTGTATTTACGATACCCACCAGATGTAGCAACTGTTGGTGAACCTGTTGTTGAAGCAGCAGCAGCAAAAGTATCGGGATAGTAAACAATTACTACACCTGAACCGCCATTGCTGGCTGAACGAACACTATAATCAGAAGCACTGCCATCGTGTAACCCACCGCCACCGCCACCAGTATTGGCAGTTCCTGCTGTGTTTCCGCTAGTGTTTCCGTTTCCACCGCCACCAGTTCCACCTGTTCCGTTGGTTCCAGTAGTGTGTAACCCACCGCCACCGCCACCTGCGTATGTAGAACCAAAATAAGTTCTACCATTACCACCATTACCACCATTGCTTAAACTTGCATTACCACCAGCAGCACCAGCACCACCACCACCACCGCCTGCACCAGTTGCATCATGTCTGCCATTACCACCGTTATTTGCATAGCCAGTAGCATTACCTACATTTGGTTGACGACCAGTACCGCCGGGTTGAGTTGTGCCATTAAAAGCACCACCGCCACCTGAACCGCCCTCTGCGCCGTTGATTGCACTACTGCCACCACCGCCACCACCAATAGCAATGATGTTTGCAAAAGATGATGAACCGCCACGACCAGCAGGTTGCATATCTCCACTTACACCAGTACCAGCAGCACCAACTTTGATGGTATAGGTAATACCTTTTATTGTTGGAAAAGCAGAGTCATAAAGTAACCCGCCACCGCCACCACCGCCGGAACGACCACCGCCACCACCGCCTGCAACAACAAGAATTTCTACGCTGGGTCCTCGGATAACAGCAAACTTGTCTTGGAATAGTGAATTGCGATTTCCTCTTGAAATACTTGAATTACTTGCTTTTTTAATAGCCATTAAACTTTATACCTCACAATCACAACTCCTGAACCGCCAGCACCTGAGTAATATGTTCCAGTAAAACCTTGTCCACGACCACTAGCGCCACCACCGCCTGAACCAGTATTAGCAGTTGCATTTTGACCACCAGTAGTAATTTGATTTGCTGCGTCTGAACGACCACCCTCGCCAGCACCGCCTTGAACAGAACCTGATGAAGTATCAGCACCAGCACCACCAATGCCACCAGCACCACCACCTGCTCTTGTTACAGATGTTCCAGTAATACTTGATGCGGTTCCATTGCCACCAGCACCTGATACATACTGACTAGAACTTTTAGAACCTGCACCACCTGAGCCACCACCACCGCCTGAGCCAAGGTTATTGTATTGTCCACCAGCGCCACCAGCATTTCCTTGACTTGATGTTGCAGAACCGCCACTTGCACCACTTGTGTTGCTGTTGTTTGCACCACCACCGCCACCTGAACCGCCAGTTCTACCAGCGACAGGCGTAGTACCATCCCAATTACCACCACCACCACCGCCAGTAGTTGTAACTATGCTTCCAAAAGATGAACCACTACCGTCATTAGATGTTATGCTGGCTGTACTTTGGTTCAATGCAGCACCACCTGCACCAACGGTAACAGTATAAGTTCCAGCAGCAATACTTGTGCTGCCAGCAAGGTACCCACCAGCACCACCGCCACCACCATATGCCATGCCACCGCCACCACCGCCAGCAATAACTAAGTACTCTATGTCTAATGGTTCAAAAGCAACAAAAGAACCATCATAGTTAAAAATATGTACTCTATAATCAGTTATGTTTGATATTTCGCCACCAGTTGCTTTTAATTCACCACCAGCAGAAGTATTAGATTTAGGTAATCCTGATACAAAACTAGATGATTTGAATTTAGAGTATCCCATATTTATTTCCTTAATTTATTTAAGCAGATTGTTCAGAACCAAATGCTGTAAATGTAAGAGATGATGCAGCAGATGCGTACACATGAATTACATTTGATGCAGCAAGAGTAATGCCAAGAGTTAATGCTGCTGAGTCATTTGCAGCGATTGCTACATCATAAGCAATGTAGTGTTCATCTGCAATAGATGTGCCAGTTGCTGGCTTTACCGCAATGCGGTATGTTCGTGCTGATGCTGAACGGTTTGCTATAACGATTGTAGAAACAACAGCACTAGATGATGCTGGAACTGCGTACAGTTCCTCTAGGGTAGTAGCAGCAGATGCTTTACGACCCAATACTTTGTATGCCATAGGTTATGCCCCCATAAGTAGAAATGGATTTAATCCGCCGTCTGCGACTTCGGATAATTTTGCTAATGGTATTCCGCCGACTGTTGAGCCGTCATGTACCACTATTGTATCTTTGGTTGTGTCTATCGTAACTTCTCCAACCAAACCTGTAAATGTAGAGTGTTCTGCGGTAGTTCCTCTACGGAGTTGTAATGCAAATGCTGGCATGTTATTAAGCCCCCATCAATAGAAACACGCTTGGTAGCGGGTCAGTTGTAATAGCAGCCCATGATGCTGTGCTGCCGTCAGTTGTTAAATAATAACCATTATTACCTGTTTGAGAAGGAAGGCTAATCGGTGCTGCTGCCCATTGAACTCCATAAGAAGCCGTAGATGCAGCAGTAAGGATTTGCCCGTCTGTTCCAACAGATAATTTTGCAGCGGTATCGGCAGCACTAGCAACAATCAAGTCGCCTTTAGCATCAAAGATAACTGCTTGAATTGCACTTGCAGCGGATGCAGCACTATTAGCAGCAGCAGTTGCTGAATTAGCAGCAGATGTTGCCGAAGTTGCTGCTGCGGTAGCAGAGTTTGCTGCGCTTGTTGCGCTAGTTGCAGCAGCAGTAGCACTTGTTGCAGCAGCACTTGCGCTATTAGAAGCGCTAGTAGCACTTGTTGCAGCAGCGGTAGCAGAGTTTGAAGCAGATGTTGCAATAGTAGCAATGTTTAAATAAGTGCTACTTGTTGTATCTGTTTCAGTAATTGTACCCATGTCGCGCAAAATACCTGAACCTGTAAGACCTGTAACAGCATTAAATGATGCAGCAGCGCTAGATGCGGATGTGGCAGCGGATGTGGCTGATGTTGCAGCATTGCTAGCACTAAGTGCAGCAGCGGTAGCAGATGCAGCAGCAGATGTTGTCTGAGTATCAATGTAGTTTTTAGTAGCAGCATCTTGTGCAGATGTTGGGTCACCAAGACCAGTAATCTTATTTGTACCCATTGCAATAGCACCAGTCATAGTGCCACCACTTAGGGATAGTTTAGTCGCTATTGAGTTAGTAACTGTTGTTGCGAAGTTAGGGTCATCACCTAAGGCAGCAGCAAGTTCATTGAGAGTATCTAGTGTTCCCGGTGCTGAGTCAACAAGGCTAGATACCTGTGTATCTACATAAGCCTTAGTTGCAGCATCTGAGTTAGCAGATGGTGTAGCAAGACCTGATACAGTAAATCCACCAGCAGCAAGGTCAGAACCTAATGTATTGCTTGAAAGTATTTTGTTAGAAATTGTTTGTGAAGCATCAAGGATTGCAACAGTACCAGTAACATTTGGAAGTGTAATAGTACGGTTAGCAGTAGGGTCAGTTACTGTAAGTGTTGTATCAAAACCATCAACAGTTGAACCTTCAAACGCAATTCCACCGCTAGCAATTACAGAACTTGTAATAGTTGCTGATGTAATAGTTGCGCTTGTAATAGTACCGCTAGAGAAAGTACCGCCAGTAAATGTTGCAGCGCTAGAAGTAATTGTTCCTGAAAGAGTTTTATTGCTAAGGGTTTGAGCCTTTGCAGTACCTACTACTGAACCATCACCTGTACCAAGACCGTGAACATGTGTTTCAATGTTAGTCATAATGCCTGAGTCGGCATCATAACCACGGGCTGCAATGTGGGTTTGTAATTCACGGAACTCGCGGGCAGATACTGCATGGCGAACTGTTGCGCCTGCTGAGTGGGCTACTGCCTGTGTATTATCCTGACCACGAACAACTTGTAGAGTTGTGCCAGTACCAGCGGTGACTGTGACTACTTCCTCTTTGTTTGTATCAGGGTTAACGAGAAGTGTGTAAGGGAAACTTGCAGCAAAACCGCTTGTTGATGCGACAACAAAAGATGTGTAAGTATCTCCTTGTGATGCCGAAGGAATAGCAGCAGTAATTGTTGTTTCTACTGCTGTTGCTGAATAGTACCGTTTTGGTGAGCCTGCATCTCCTGCTGCCATTTATTTACCTACCTTTGATAGTGACTGCGGACTGGGAATTGTCTGCGTTGGTTTTCCGCACACTCGTTTAAACGCTGTTGGTAAACACCAAACAGGAAGCGTGCTGCGGTTTCGCCTGAACGAGCAGTTTGTTGTGAGTCAAGCAAGTCTGCTGCTGCGTGTTGCGGACCAAGGCGAGATGGGTCAAGAAAGGAAATCATCCTAAAGGCTGCGCCATAAAGGATTACATCCTCAGCGTATGACGGCAAGCCAGTAACTGTTGAGAACTCATCTGTTGCTGCCGACAATAAAGTTGGGCGCTTTGAATAAACAACATTGACTTTACGCCCCGGAACAATAGGAGAGTAAACGCTGATACTCTTTCCTAAGTTACCGCCTGTGCCAAATGTTGTTGGGTTTGCAAGTCTGTCTAATTGCCATGCACGAACTGGAAGCCACTCATTGCTCGGACCAACAACAGAGTGTGTAATGTTTAAAATGTTTTCTGCATCATCAGGTAAATCATAAGTTGTTTTAGCAGCAACATAATTAAACTCTGTTTGTCCAGTTGCAAAGATAGCAGGATAGACGGCATTGATAGTGTCGTTGATTGCCCGTTTAATTTCATTGCGTGGAAACAATGGTGAAACTGTAACTCTATCATTAGCAGCATGAGCAGCAGCGGTAGTACCACGCTGTCCTCTACCCCAAGGGGCAAGAGTTAATGTGCTTGATGCTGGGTTAACGGTGTTTACATACACCATTTCATCATTGATTTGTATGAAGCCACGACCAATTACTGATGTATCAAAAACAGTAAGAGAAGTTGTAGAAGTTGTTGCGCTAGTTGTTAGCCATGTACTGGCTTCGGAGTTAACCGTATAGCCATGCAACAGCGTATCAATACGCTCAGTTAATTGGTTAAGTGTACTCATAGGTTAATAGACCTCAATGCATCTACCGCAGATTTTCCGGTTGTACTAGCAAGTTCATTACAAATTGCGTTTAAACCTTTATAGTCTTTTGGTTGTCGGGATGAACTAGCCTTGTAATTAAGGGCAGCAATAAGACCTAAACCTGTTGTACCAGCATAGGTATTGGCTGCACCCTGTGGGGCTTTAAAAGATGTAAGGCTAGTAATACCTGCAAGGCGATTGAGTTCGCCTGTAAGTGTGCTTCCTGCAATACCAGTTGCCATTACTTAGCCTTTCTTTTTGCTGCTGCATTATCAACAAGGTTTGGATAAGGGCGACCAGCCTTCTTTGCTGCTGCCTTTGCTTTAGCCTTTTGTGCAGGAGTCAATGGAGTAGATTTCTTGTTAGGATTTTTTGTATCCCAAAATGCTTTCTTTTTCACCACTTCACCTTGTCTGCCCAGTACGCTGCCGACATCTTGCCTTTGGCAATGTTCTTAGCGTGACGAGCCTTGAAGGATGCTTGGCGTGCAGATGGTTGTCTATCACCAGTCACGCCTTGCTGTCCAAAACGAATTGTCTTTACTTGCGAGCCTTCTTTAGCCACCACAACATGAGATTTAGTCGGATGACTTGGAGTACGCTTAGGCTTGTTAAAGCCTGCTACACCTGCTCTTGTTAGTCGTGGGTCTTTTTTGGCAGGCATGATTATTACATCATCCCCATTTTAGACTTTGGCTTTAACTTTGCCTTTGGCTTTGGCTTGCCTGTTGCTGCTGACTTATTCATCTTAATCATGTTTGCAGATGGCTTAGCAGGCATTGTTGGCTTCTTTGCTGCTGGCTTTGATGTTGCTGAGCCAGTAATCTTTACTTTTTTCTCGTACATTGGCATTGCTATTTCCCCTTTTTCTTTGATTTACCCGCTACTTTCTTTGCAAGTGTCTTTGGTGCATTGGCTGCTTTTTTAGCATCAGCCTTACCTTTTGCTGTGTATGGGAATTTCTTTCCGTTTACCATTGGCATTATTCGTTCTCCATTTCCATGTTGTTTTTGTGATACATACCGGGTTGAACTGTGACCTTGTTTAAACTTGCTTCTGTTGGTTTACTGCTTACTTCCCTACCGCCTACGCCGTAAGGTTCAACAGCACCATAGCATCCACACTCAGCACACATTACTTACTCCTTTGTGTTATGACTTTTACATCTCCGCCAACACTTATGTTGTAATCAGCGGAAACCTTAATTGCTCTACGAGCCACAGCCTCAACGCTCTTAATAGAGTTCTTGCTCATGCCTGCTGCTGCTAGCGCACCAAGGGCTAAATCGCCCCCACTACCTACCGCATACAAACCACGGTCATCTCTTGACCATAAGTAATCTTGGTCAACTTCGTAGATAACTCCGTTTAAACAGATAAGTGCATCAAATCCGGCATCTTTATCTTTAGTTGTATCAGGGTTGTACCCATGTTCAATCATTGTTTCCCGTAGGGAAGGCAGAACTTTTGTCTGCATAAACACATCTGTTGGTATTGTCTTAATTACTTTCGGTGGAGTCCAAAGGTAAGTTGCAATGTTTCCTGCAATAGCATCACCTGAAAACCCAAATACATAGTCGCCTTTTTTGATAACTTTATCCACACCTTTTGCATAGTATGGTTTGTCCTCATAGGTAGTCATGGAGTCGGCTGCGATTAACGCCCAACCCTTTCCCTGAATACCTACAATGGCAGTCATAGTTACCCCTTAAATGTCCCTGTATTTGCATCAAAGGCTTTGCCAGCCTTATCAGACTTCTCAACTGCATCTTTAATTTTTGCCATTGAAGTTCCAGCAGGTTGAATACCTTGCGCTCTTGCAGCAGCATAGGCATTAAGTTCAGCGTTCCATTTTTTATCAGTCATACCTTTAGCGCTGTTAGCATCACCCGTGCTGAACTCTAGGTTAGATGCTCTCAAACACTCGCCCCAATTTGTATGGTTTTGTGTTGGACAGCCAGTTCTACATGCCATGTTTAAACCGTTGTTATGTATTCCTCATAGCCTGCTGCTATGAGCCGTGTTCTTGTTTGTTCATCAATGTCGTAAATGTGACCACCTAAATAAACTTCATCTGCTTCCAAGGTTTGAGTTTGACTTGGATAACGAAATGATGAATACACACCATTAACTCGTAGGACAGTAATCCCACGGTTTATGCCCATACGCTCAAAAAGGGTATGTCCACCAGCAGGGGTTTCTTTAATGCTGGGTGGTGTGAATTGGTATGCCATAATTCTCCTTAGTGTAACAGGGTAGCGGGCGTTTAAACACCCGCCACCCCGGTACTAATCTCCGAAATTAGTCAGAGATGCTAGATGAAGTTTCAATGCGGAACAACGCATCATCACGATAGCGGGCGAAACCAAGTACGCCGTACCATCCGATTGGGCGGAAACGCATTAACTTATCAGTAACAGGTCCGATAACTACGCCCGGTTCCTGTGCTACTGCTTCTGCCAAAGCCTGCTTTCCGCAAAGAATTGTGCGGTAAACATTTGTCTTTGGAGTAACAGTTACAGTTGCACCTGATGTTACAGCAGCAGTAGTTGCTACTGAAAGGGTGAGAACTGCACCGTTGATTGCTGAAACAAGTGTGCTTGCGCCAGTTGTTGCAGAAATCGCTACACCATCACCAACATCAATTCCTGATGTTGAAGCAACAGTAATTGTTGTGGTTCCTGATGCACCTGTTGCAGCAGTTGTAGTTGTGAAGGTTGACTGATTAGCACCTTCTGCCTTTTCGTACATGCGTGGTGTTTCTACAAAGAAAGCACCTTCGTATGTTCCGATTGTTCCAGCCCATAGGTTACCCTGTGCAGAGTCTGTTTGAGCGTGGATGTCGCGCCATCCGACTGAGCCGGTTTCGGCGCGAAGGTCGTGTGAAACCTCAGGGTGAATACCGCACCAGTACAAAGAACCTTGGCGTGGAACAGCCTTGTTGCTACGCAACTTGGCTACTGCACGGCGGATTTTTGCAGATGTTAGGGTATCAGCAGATGATACTGTTGCTGTTGAAGTAACAGTACCACCATAGATAACATTTGTTCCCTGACGGAGAGTTTCCATTGCTAACTTATCAAGTGAGTCAGCCATGTTGAAGGCAATAATGTCTGCAACTGCTGGGTCCACATCTGATAGTGAGAATAGTTGTAACTTACGAGTTACAAGTGATGCATTACCGTATTCTGCAAGTGTTACAGAAGTGGTTGATACATCTGATAGCGCTACTGCA